GGTGTGGTTACCTTGGTACAACCATGCGCACGTTCCAATCCTTTAAATATTTTTTCAAACATAATTTTTAATAGGCGCTTCCACTCTCGCTTCCGCGCCTACTCCTAGGATTTTATTTAGTATGGTGAATCTGTTTTTGATTCGTCTGATCCATGTTTAACTTCCACATCACCTTTGCCAACTTTGTCAGCAAAAGATTTTGCAATTTGATAAACACCTTGATCCGAGACCGGACCAACTTTAGACACTTCCCAACCAAACCATGTTCCTTTGTCGTTAGACATTTGAACAGTCTTTAGATTGTAAATGTGGCTGTATGTTGGCGGAGTAAACAAACCATTTTTACCTTGCAACTTAATTCCCATCATAATGGAATTCCATTTACGACTAATTTTTAGTTGAGTCGCTTTCATAGAAATTAAAGCCGTCTGTGGTGAATCACCTAAAACTACCACATAATGATTTGCAGTATTCTCTAAGTAATTACCATTAGGTAATCTATCTTTAAAAGATTTGTCACGTGTAGTTTGACTCATGATGTCTGAACTTGCATCGTGAATTGCTACAGGTGCGCCTTTACCCTCACCTCTGTCTTGCCATTCTACGTATTTTCTTTCATAGAATACTGGCAACACATCTATTCCTTTGGTACCATCAAAAACTTCGTTTGTGACAGTGTTGAGAATCATGCCGGGTTCTGCCCCCTCAACATATTTCCCATCTCTCTTATTTACCTCTGGAGATAGTTGTCCTAATACTTTCAGAAATGGTAACGCAAGATCTTCTTGCGTCATGTTCTGAGAGCCTTTGTCTGCATCAGCTTCAAACATATTGACTGCTACTGCATTTTCTTTTTTCATTGCTACTTCATTCATGTTTATTGTTTCCTTTTTATTGTTGTTTTATTTCCAACAAATACGTTGAAAATTTCCGTTGGCATTTCTTTACCTGCCTCTATACGTTCACGGACTAACGCTTTGAGAGTCATAGGTTCAACTTTCAATTTTTGTTGAGGTTGAAATCCTTGACTCTCTGCAAGGGTGGCATAATCAGCCGCCTTGTTATCCTCGTTGCGACCAAAAGATACGGATATCTCATTTTTGATTATATCTCCTAGTCCATTATTACGAAGCCATCCAAACGCTGCTTCTCTGTTTGCAACAGAGATACTTGCGCTATAATTTGGTTTTACATCTACTGAAGATCCATCCATAAGTTTAAGATGAGATAAACCCATCTCAGACATCATAGTAGGAATTACTTCTCCAGATAAATGATCAATTTGTTTTTTTGTGTTTTTTAAATTATCTTCTTGTAGTTCAAGTCTTTTTTGTAAGTCCTCTAACTTTTCTACTTGATCTGCAAGTGATTGTATGTTGGTTGTTTTTTGCAAAACATTTTCTTGGTCTTTTTCAAAATCAATTGTCATCAATTTCTCCTTTCTCGTATAGGTTAATTTCAATAGGATAATAAGATCTTTCTTGTTTATCCCATTTAAGTAAATTGTATTTACCGTTTGTCATGTCAGAAACTATTGAACATGCAACGCCTATAATAGCTGGATCACCAGTTAATAATAAATAATCTTCGGTCGTAAAATTTTTTAATGCTTTTCTTAATTTAAAAATTAATGGACCAGGAGAAAATATTATTTGCGAAAACTCTGGTAGTAAAAATTCAAACTTACCATATTTAGCAGCACCCATAATATTAATTTTAGGTGAGCCTGATTGAGTTCCAGCAACTTCTTGAATTACATAAACTTTATTTTCTTTCATGACTTGACAATATAGTTATAAATGTTATTTTGTCAACTAGAAAGAAGAAAAACTATGAACTATAAATTTAAAACAAAACCATACGCTCATCAAATGACTGCGTTAGAAAAGTCATGGAATAGAGAAACTTATGCTTATTTTATGGAAATGGGTACAGGTAAAACAAAAGTATTAATAGATAATATGTCTATGCTTTACGATAAAGGTAAAGTAGATGGTGCTTTAATCATAGCACCTAAAGGAGTTGTTGGAACTTGGTACAGTAATGAATTACCAACTCATTTACCTAACCACATAGAAAACGTAACTGTATTGTGGCAACCAAATATAAATAAAAAACAACAAGAAAAACTAGAAACTTTGTTTGAAGTGGAAACAGCTTTACATATTTTAATTATGAATGTTGAAGCTTTTAGTACAGACAAAGGTAGATTGTTTGCAGGTAAATTTTTAAGATCACATAATGCGTTAATGGCTATTGATGAGTCTACTACAATTAAAAACCCTAGTGCTAAACGTACTAAAAACATTGTAGCTTTATCTAAAGAAGCAAAATATAGACGTATAATGACAGGTTCTCCTGTTACTAAAAATCCGTTAGATTTGTTTAGTCAATGTGAATTTTTAAGTCCATGGTTATTAGATTTTACATCTTATTATGCATTTAGAAATAGGTATGCAGAAATGAAAACCATGCATGCTCATGGTAGGTCAATACAAGTTGTAGATAAATTTAAAAACTTAGGTGAATTATCTGAAACGTTAAAAGAATTTTCTTATCGTGTTTTAAAAGAAGATTGTTTAGATTTACCAGATAAAATATTTATTAAACGTCAAATACAATTAACACCCGAACAATCAAAATTGTACAATCAAATGAAAGAACAAGCTTTAGCTATATTACAAGGTAAAATATCTAGCACAAAAAATTCATTGACACAGTTAATGCGTTTACAACAAATAACTTGTGGTCATTTTACTGACGATAATGGTATTACTCAATCTATAAAAAATAATAGAATAGATGAACTAATGACTATTCTTGAAGACATTGAGGGTAAAGCTATTATTTGGGCTCACTATCAGTATGACATGACTAAAATTATAGATGCTATAAAAGATAAATATGGTCCAGGGTCCTTTGTTGACTATTATGGGTTAACGCCAAAAGACGAAAGACAAGACAATATCAAACGTTTTCAAGACGACCCTAAGTGCCGGTTTTTTATTGGAACGCCTTCTACGGGCGGCTATGGGATAACTTTAACGGCTGCAAACACCGTAATTTACTATTCTAACGGATATGACCTAGAAAAACGATTACAGTCAGAGGACAGAGCACATCGTATGGGACAGAAAAAACCTGTAACTTATGTAGATATAAATGCTGAAGATACTGTTGATGAAAAAATTGTTAAAGCGTTAAGAAAAAAAATAAACATAGCTTCCGAAGTATTAGGTGAAGAACTTAAATCATGGATTTAGTAGGACTGTACGCGTAGCGCGCTAGAATTTTTAAACTAGATCTCTAGCTTTTCCAATTACAGGTTTGTATTTAGTTTTACCTTCTGATTTAAATGCGTGTAAGAATTGTTTTCTAGGTTGGTCAGTAGTATAACTACAGTGTATCCATCCTGAATTAGGTTCGCCGGGCGTGTAGAACTCGAGTATCAATTGATCAAATTCTAGGTTCATGTAAATCCAATCAGCTAATTCTGCATTGTCAGTTCCCATACATTCAAAGTCTGCGGCCTCAGCTTTTGCATGTTGGCTGTTGATCGAGCTACCTATTTTTAGGCACAGCTGCTCGCTACGGAACCCGCTAGTCACCTTGACTCTACCAAAGTGATCACGTACCGGCTGTAAAATATTTTCACAAAGTGCTTTTAGTTTTTCTATCTGACCTGAGTTTGGATTATTGTTTATATCCAAACGGACAGCTGTATCTGATTTAATTAATTCTTGAAGAGAAAAGTTTCTAGAAAGTTCCATAGTTTTATTTTGTAAAATCCGTGAGTAAAATTAATAATACGGCTCCCATACCACCGACTATCCAATACTCTAATCTTTTAATACGTTCTTGCATTTCTTTTATCTGCTCAAATGTTTGCTTTTGCATTATTCTGCAAAGCTTTTCATGAGATTCGATTTTTTGTAATGCAGATTTTTTAGCCATTATGTTCTCCTAGCAATTACTTGTTCTTCTGGTGATAGTAATGCACTCTCCGTCCTTGTCAAGTTAGTTATTGGATCTTTTAATGCTGCTGTTTGTACATTTGGAGCAGGTGTATTTGGTAGTGGCGCAACAGGTGCTTTACCCATAACATCACCTAAAGGGTTAATAATATTTTTAATTTTGTCTTTAATTATAGGAACATTTTTTTGTAAAAATTCTTGAGAACTACTTGGATCTTTTATAGGATTACCATTATCATCTTTAATTAAACTACCATTTTTGTCTGTTAAATAATCTTCTCTTTCAGGATAATAACCACCTTCATATTGTTTGGTTTCTTTGTTAAATATTTCATTAGGAAAAAATTTATTATCATCATAGTTTGAAATAATTTTATCAAACTCTCTTTCAGGAAAAACAAAACTTCTTTTTAAATTGTAGTATTCTCCTGGATTTTCTTTCTGTTGTTGTTTTAACCAGTTTTTTATGTATTTCATTTTTGTTTCAAATCTTTTTTCAGAATAATTTATTGGAGTAAATCTTCCGTAAGCTAAGTTATCTGCAAGAGTTGAATTTAATCCTGAGTCTTCTAAGATTTCTATAATTTTTGATTTACTAAGATCTAAAGTTTCTAAATCTTTTATTTTCATATGCACAGCTTTTTGTAATCTAAAAGCTTCTTCTTGCATTTTTGTAAATTCTCGTATCATGTCTCCAGGTGTATGAGTTTTCCAATGTTCTACTGTGTAAAAATTTTCTGTTTCATCAACAGATCTTAAAGATCTATTTAAATTTGAAGCAATAAATCTTAAATCTTTTTTTGTATCTACTCTCATAATTCTAGTACCTGTAAATAATGCAATTAATTCATCTTTTAAATTAATTGCTTTACCCGATCTACTTAAATCACCTTCAAAACCCATTTTAATTTTTTCAGCTGTAGTCAATACACCTGGTTTTATACCATCTATAATATGGTTTATAGATTTTGTTATAACAGCACGAAGATCTTGCTCCATATCTGCATCAGTATAAATTCTAAAACCTTCTTTAGTTCTACCACCTCTTGTTGTTACGTCTATAAATCTATCAAACCCTAAAGGTTCTGCTATAAATGGTCCTAACAATTCTCTAACTGGTCCATTTTCGCCAAACAATAAACCCGTAACGTATGAGTTAACTTCTTGTGGGTTCATGTTTTGAGACATTGCTTGATTAATAGCAGCATCAATTGTGTCGTCAAACATATCGTAAGGAGTAAAATAAGAAAAATTTATAAAAGCAGACTCGCCGTTTTTCCATCCTTTAATAGGAACTAAATTTTTATTTTTATCCCATGGAGCAGCTCCCGCTCTTTTATACGCATTCCATTGGTTCTCTGTTGTGTTTGTTAAATAATATGCTGTTTCAGATATTCCTTTTCCTATTCCATATAATGTCATTCCAGCACCCATCATTCTTCTAATACCCATTTGTCTTATTTTTGGATTAGCGTGACTAGCCATTTTTAAACCCATCGCTATGTTGTTAGATGTAGTTCTAATTATTTCTGCAGGAAAAGATACAAAGTTACCAATCGGTAATTCTCTAATACCCTGTACAACGGGGGGAACTTTACTGTAAGTTGGATAAGTATTTCTTATCATGTAAGCAGCTGCTTCATCTAAAGCTTCATCTAAAGATTTAGGAACGTTTGATACTAAATCTGTTTTACTAAAATCATCACCCATGTGTTTAAAAAAATCTGCAACATCATCAACAGATTTAAGTGCTTGACTAAACATAGATTTATCAAATTCATGTCCGTATATTTTCCATAAATTATCACCACCTGCATAAACTCTAGCAACTTTTTCTGTAAGAGAAGCGGGTTTTAATAATTCTTGTGTTAATTCTTGTTCTGTTTTTATATTACCAGCTCTTATTTTATTAAAAATTGCACCTAATTCAGATGCAACCACATTTTCATCTATAGAACCAACTTTAATAAGTTTTTCTATATAATTATTAAATTCTCTATTATCTATATTTTTACCAGCTTTAAAAATATCTCTCATGACAATTCTAATAGCATCTGTTAAACTTGCATTGTGTCCAATGTGTCCGTTTAATAATGCAAACATAGATCCTGCAGTTACGTTACGAACTTGTGTTGTGGGTGAATACAAAGTTTTACCTGCTTGAACTAAAGCTTTAGGTCTTAGTATATAATTTCTATAAAAACCAGCCAACACACTTCTGTTAAACTGACCACCAGTTCCTTTAAACATTTCTACAAATTCTGGAGAAGTCCATAAATCAGATAATTCTGTTTTTAAATAATTTCCTATTTGCGGAAGATCTTTTACCTGTCGCGCTCTTGGGTATTTAACTATTGCTTCTGCTTCATTTCTAAATAACCAACCATTTTTTACACCTTGTTTTGCTATAAAATCTGCCGCTCTTTTTTGAGCATTAGCAGCAACTACATCTGCAGTTGTAAATAAAATAGATGCTTTTAAATTTTTTTCTACACCTAATAATTTTTGTATAGCATCAGGTAACTCTTCTCCTGTTTTTAAAAAAGTATATTTTTTATTTCTTAAAATATTTTGTCCAATGTCTTTTAATGTTGCAAGTGGGTTTCTTCCTTCTTGTTTTCCCTCAACTAATATTTTTCTAGCTAAATCTTTTCCATAAGCAAAATGCATATCACTCATGTTTTTTAAATTACCATATGTTGTTTTTGCTGCTATTTTATAATCTTTGTTTTTGCTAATTACATTTTTAGCTAAAAAATCTGCTGCGTTATCTATTAACTTTTCATCCGGTGCATAATTTGGGTTAGTAAATGTTTTAAAAGATTTTAATAAATAATTTCTTATGTCTTTACCAAGAGACAAATCTAAAGATTTTACAATGTCGTCTGCATCTTTACCTTTTGGTAAAGCTTTTTTAAATTCTTTCATAACATCTTCAATGTGTTTTTTTAATTCTTGTGTAGATGTTTGTAACTCTTTTGGTAAATCACTTAGTTTTACTTTACCTCTAAAAAAATCATCTATTTGATCTAAAAAATATTTTTCTCCAACAGGAGATGTTTTATTTCCATTATATCTTGTTTCAAATTGTTTTGCTAATTTGTATGATTGCGCTTCGATGTCTTGATATATTTTATCTATTCTTCTTGCTTTTTTCTTTACATACAAACCAACTTGTTCTGTAACAGTTTCAATATCTTTGGGTGCTTTACCATAAGATCTTAACCAATAAATAAGATTATCTGCTATTTTTAATCTTGCTTCAGGTCCTTTTTTAGCAACATCACCTAATCTCCATCTTTCAAAAGGTGGTATTTGTGACCAACCTTTTTTTATATTAAATCCATTTGCAATCATGGGACCTATAATTTTATTAATTGTAAAGTTACCAGCACCTGTTAATTTTTCAGCAGTTTTTTTAACGGCTGGAGCTAATGGATTAGGAACAGACCCTAATTTAGGTGAAGTTAATAAATAACTAACAGGTCTAAATGTTAAATTGTTAATACCTTTAAGACCAAGTTTTGCAACAGGTTCCATTAAAGGTCTACCTAAAAATTTATAACCAAGTTGTAGCCCCTTACCAACAAGAGGAAAACCACCACCAACTACAGCGCCCTCAAATCCAAATTTAATTCTGTTTCTAAATTCAGCTCCTGCTTTTTTTCTACGACTTAACCCTTTTGTAGACTCGGGATTAACAAACAATGTAGGTCTACCTTCATAACTAACCGAAGCATCTGTCAAACCTACAGTAGCTAAACTTTTAATAGCACGAAGAGCTACTTTACTAGCTTTGTGATTATTCATTTTATTTGCAACGTTTGATATTTTTCCAACTTTACCAAGTCTTGAAAGAATTTTTGTAACTACTGCCCCAGGTGCACCAAAAGTTGTAAGTAATTCTATTAAATCACCTCTCCATGTTTCGGGTTCTTCTGGTTTATTTCTTTCCATTATTGCATCAAATTTTTCTAAAAAATCTGTGTTAGCTATAAAATCTGTACCCATAAATAAGAGTCTGCCTGTGCTTGTACCAAGGTTATGTGCACCTGTTTCTATACCTGTTCTAATTTCATCTAGCCCTGATATGTAATCTTTCTCATCTCTACTTTTTAACATTTCATTAATGTCTACATACTTACCTTCTTTTTTAGCCAATCCTTCGTTAATTTGAATTCTTAACATAGGATTTAAACTAAAGACAAGACGTGCAGCACTAGAATCTTTTTGTTCTTCTAGTGGTTTAAAAGCTTCTACTATTGGTCTGATGTATTTAACAGGTTTAGGTGGTTCTTTTTGTGACTCTTCTATATTTTTAATAGCATTAAGAAAAGCTTCTTGAAATTCATTTGTTTTTTTTATGGGTTTATCTTCTTCTTTTTTCTTTATTGTATAAGGAGCAAGAACTTTTTGTTTGGCCATTACGCCTCCGATGGTAATACTAATTCAACACCGTATTTGTTATTAAACATATCAACATCTTGTTGTGATTGTATCATAGCAAAATCTTCCATTGCTTCAGCACTATTTGCAATCAAAGTTACAATGTCATCTGTAATACTCTGTGGTAATCTTGTTCTTAATGTATCGTAATCTATGTTTTGTAATTCTTCTGGCATTTCTTGAGACTCTTGAGGTCCTTGGTCCATGGGCATTTGACCTTGTGTTTGTGCTGCTTGCATAGGTTCTCCACCCATTTGTAAACCAACTCTACCACCCGTAGCAAATTGATCTTCAAAGTATCTAATAAATTCTTGGTATGCATCTTTATATAAATTAGGATCATTTTCTCCTTCAGGATATTTATCTGTATCTTGAACTAATCTTTCCATAATTGTACGAACCATTCCTTTAACAAATTTATCTGATTTTAATACAGCTGCTGCATACGGACTTTGTTTTTTAATACTTGCTAATTGTGCTCTTGAAATTTGTAAACTTTGTTCTAATTCTTTTCTTTTTTCTGGTGTTAAATCTGGAGATTCTAACTGACTTGTAGTATTATTTATATCAGTAATGTAATCTTTAATCATCCTAGCTGTGTTTTCTTTATCAAATATTTTTCCAGAAGTTCCTGACTCTGCTTCTGATGCAAGTATGTCTGATTGACCTTCCATCATAGATTTAAATAGATCTGATTCACTTGCATATCTTTGTTCTGCTGCAGATTGTTTAGCTGCCATAAATTCTTTGTATGGACCTTTAGATGATGTTGCAAGGTCAGCAAATATATTACCTGATGTAGGTCTTGATGCTAAATCTAACCCCATACTAATTAAAAAATCATTTGTGTTAGTGCCTCTAGGTTTATAACCCATTGATTCTGATGCTCTTCTCATATCACCAATAGTTGCGTTTCTTAAAAAATCTGCCATGTTCATTTCTTCATTAAATTTTTTAACGTTTTGATCTGATGCATCACCTGTCCCTTGATATTGTTGTCTAGGTGCTTGTAGTCCAGATGTAATACCTTCACCTGTTGATCCACCCATTCTAAACATCGGTCTTCTTAAAGTTCTATTCATTAGTTACCTTTACCTGTAACGTTACCGTAAATACCGCCAAGAGTTGATCCTACTCCAAGAGCTGTTGCTAATGGACTTGCACTGCCTTGGTTTTGGAATTGATATTGAGGTCCCATGCCACCCATTAATCCCGTTAGACCTGATCCTAAGAATCCAAGTCTTTCGTATGGTTCGTATAGTCCCATTCTTTCTTTTTCTCTTTGTGCATCTATGTTTGCTTGTGCAAAAGCTTGATCTGCGGCGCCCACCTGACCCACTCTTGCTATATCTGTTCCTTGGAATCCTTGTAGTGCTCCACCTAATCCTTGTTGGAATTGTCCTAAACCTAATTGACCTTGTGCTAGACCTGCTTGTTGTCCTGCCATTGCACCTCTTTGACCAGCAAAACCTGCTTGTGCTTGTGCAAGCGCTGCTCTTTGACCAGCCATACCTGCTGACTGACCTGCTTGTTGTGCCTGTGCAGAACCTAAACCAAGTTGTGCTTGACCTAAACCTAATTGACCTTGTGCAAGTGCTGCTTGTTGTGCAGCTAAAGATCCTGTTGCTTGACCTAAACCTAATTGACCTTGTGATAATGACATTTGGTTCTGTAAATCTGCTTGTCTTGCAGCTTGTGCTTGACTAAATCCTTGTGCTAATAATTGTGCTTGTATTGCTGCTCTGTTTTTATCTGATGCTGTTTGATATTCTGCTTGCATAACACCTTCACGACCACCACCAAAACCACCAAGAGCTACAGCTTGATCTGATATAGATTGTTGTTGTGCTTTTGCTTGTTTATCAAATTCTGCAAGTGTTGTATCAATAACTTGTTGTTGGTAGGGTGACATGTAAGAAGACAATGATCCTGCTCCTGTTCCTGCTCCTGTTCCAGTTAAACCTGCTGCAGCTCCCAATCCTGATTGTGCTGCACCAATAAATGGAGATACTCCACCAAGTGTAGTTCCTGCTTGACCTAATCCTGTTCCTGCTGCACCTATAAATTGTCCTGCTCCTGCAGTGGTTGTTCCTGCTGCACCAAGAGCTTGTTGTGCTCCAGTTAATTGTGTGCCAGCAGTTCCTAATGTTGTTCCTGCTCCTGTTAATTCTTGTCCTGCAATTCCTAATCCTGTTTGTGCTAAACCTAAACCAGTTCCTGCTGTACCTGCAGCTTGTTGTGCTGCTGTTACAAATGGTTGATATGATCCAATACCTGAACCTGTTAATTGTGTTGCTTGTTGTTGTAATGCTGTTTGAGGTGCAACCTTCGGTGCCATTGCTGATATTTGTGCACCTGTAAATGGCGTTGCTGCCAATGCGCCCATGGCATCAGTATATTTTTCTGATAATGCCTCTATCTTTGGGTTAAATAAATTTCGTTGTTCTGTTGCCATATTTAATCCTTAATTAATCCCATTCTTTTATGTGCTTGATGGTAACGTTTAGTTTCTTTTTTATAATTTTTTTTGCCTACTTTACCTTTTACTGTAGAACCATCTTCTGGCATTTTTAAATTTACTTTTTTAAATTCTTTGTTAGGTGTTTTTTGAATATTTTTTAATTGATTTTTTAATATAAAATCTGACGGAGTTTTAATAGTTTTTTTTGCACCACCTGTAGTAGCACCTTTTATTATAGCTCCCATACCTTTTGTAAACAACATTATAAAACCTCTTCCAATCTTTGTGATGTAGCAAACATTTCTCTAGCACCTTGTAACCCTTGTGATTCTTTCGATACCTTACCGCCTGCTTCTAAATTTTCCATCATGTTTTCCATGATCTCTGCTCCTTTATCTATATCTCCGCCTCCTGCATTTCTAACAGCATCTGCAGTAAATACAAACTCATTTTTTGATAATCTTGCTGGCACGTCATCTGCTCTTTCCTTACCACCGATAGCTACAAAGCCACCTTCGTTTCTATAATCTTTTTCCATACCACCCATGTCCATCATTCCACCTTCTTGGGCCATGATCCGTGGTTGTTGCATACCCATCATTCCTCTATTCATCATAGGGTTTCCTCTTTGTGCCATCATTTGTTGCATTCTAGGATCCATCATTGGTGGTCTCATTGGCATTTGATTTGGCATTGTCGGTGTTGCTTGAGGCATACCTGTAGACTCATCATCACCAAATGATTGTACATCTTGACCTTCTAATTGTAATGTTACTGGAGGCATACCTGCGCTACCGCCTTGTGATAACTTTTGATACAAAGCACCTAATGCTTTTTGTCTAAAATTTTCATCGTCATCGTCATCACCACCATCTGCAAAACCCATACGTCCACCGTTAGCTGCAAATTGAACAAAATTTGTTGGAATGTCTGCAAAGTTTCCACGTTCTTCTTGTAGTCTTCTTTGATAGTCAGCCATTGATTCATCTTCTCTTTTGTTATTTATATAGTTTGTATATAAACCAGACAATCCTGATATACCTGTAATTGTTGCAAAAGCATTTTCTGGTTTAAATGCTGATTTTGCTATATTTTTAAAACCTTCTCCTACTTTTGAAAAACCACCTAAATTTAATTTAGGGCCACCGCCGCCAGTAAACATACCAGCTAGTTTAGACGTACCAAAACCTTGATTACCAAACAGTGATCCACCTAATTTTGCACCACCACCAAGATAATAACCACCTAATGCTAATAGTGCCATCTTACCTAATGGACTCTTAGCTATTTTCTTAAATCCTTTAAATACTTTTTTAAATGGTTTCGTAATTGACTTAACAAGTTTACCTAAGAAGTATCCTTGTCTAAGATCCGCGATCCCTCCACCAGCGTAATTAGCTCTACCACCATTTGCTAATGTAATTGTTGGTGTGCCGTAAAAATATTGACCACCGAAAGATGGGTTAGTGTAACTTGAAGTACCACTTAGATCAACAAAGTTTGTTGGAATATCTGGAAACTCATCATCGTCGTCATTATTATCATCACCTGTGCCACCATCAGGTTGTGTTTGTTGGCCGCCCCCACCTCTGTTTGCTATTGCTAATCTTCTTCTATGTTCTTCTAATCTTCTTCTTTTTTCATTTGCTTCAAAATCTATTTCTTCTTGAGTCATAAGAACTCTTGCATCTTCTGGATTTTCATAATCGTCATCATCTAAATTTCCTGTAACATATCTTGTTATATAATTTTGATATGCAGATCCTCTGTCATCTACTTTTTCAGGAATTACTGGATCTTTTTTTCTAGTTGTAACACCTAATTCGCTTGGACCCGTAGGTGTAGGTTTATCATCATTACCTTTATTATTATTATTATTATTATTATTATTATTATTACTACCAGTAGCATCGTTACTTCCTTGGTAACCACCACTACCTCTCATTCCACCTTGGTAACCACTACCTCCTGCTCCTTGGTAATCACTACCTACAAAACTTGGAATACCATTTACTAATTTACCAGACCCACCAAGTTTTTTAAGTAAGGCTGCTTCTTCTTTATTTATGTAAGCTAAAAATTCTCCCTTAGGAGCATTCTTTTTTAAATCTTTAACAGTCATAATACCACCATTAGCAGCCATGGCTCTAGGGTCTTCCATCATACTACCAATACCTTCTTCGTTAGAACTCATCTGTGCTTCCGCTGCAATCTGTTCTAAGAATTGTTGCATGGACATTGGCTCTAATCCTTGTTCAAGCATGTCATCAACATATGCATCGTACTCTTCTTCTAGTTGAGCCATCTGCATCATTTGTATTTGTTGTGGTGATTTAGGTCCTTCATTACCTGAATAGGTAATTTCTGGTGCGCCTGTATCTAGTGATTCTAATCCTGTTTTCATATAATTTTTTAAGTTAGTTTAAAAGCAGGATTTTAACCTGTGGGTTTCCTATATTACTTGTTTTTGTCAAGTAAATCAAGCCTATGTTGTAACAGTTCTTTTTTGAACTTCTAATGTAGATAGGACCACATGTAGTCTGTTTGCCGTAGCAGCAGTTACTTTTAGTATTTCACTCTCCTCTAATATCAAAGGATTTGTTAATAATTCTGTAGTGCCATTAGCAGATATGGACTTTGTTTTAAATAAATTAAATACATTATCACTAGCATCAGTGATAGTAATTGTAACTGTATCACCACTACCAGAATCATCAGACACTAATATAGATTTAACTATAGCGGTAGTGGCCGTTGGCACCGTATATAATGTTGTAGCGCTAGTTGTAGTTAAATCTACTTTTTTATTTTTAAATGTATTAGCCAAAGAAAAAAGCCTCCGCTTCTGCTTCGTCTTTTAGATCTTGTTGATAAGTTGTATTTAATTTTTGAACAATACTATCTACATCTCTTACAAACGATTGTTGTATTTGTTGATCATATTCTTTATTAGGTTGTGTTAATGCTTGTACTATTCTTGCCATTATCTTCTACCATCCGGTTGTATATCTAATCTAAATGTACCTAGTTTCCAAAACTGACTTGTGCTTGTGTTATCTATTTTTAAAGATATTGATCTAGCTCTAGCTCGTGTGTCTATTTTATTTGTAGAACTTGATATACTAAAAGGACCTAGTGTAGAACTAGCTTGTGTTTGATTAGGAAAGTCTCTTAAATTTAATGTAATCCTAGTGTCTCCTGTTTGTGATAAAAAATCTGGTAGCACTCTTCTTATTTTCATCATAAACTCACCATCACCTTGTAATCCTTGTTGACCAATATCAAAGTCACCAGATTCTATACTTGCAGTAATAGATGTAGTTGCACCTTCTCTTATTTGATCTAAACCTGTTTCGTGTTCATAGTAATAACTAACACCATCAGTATTTCCTTGAACAAAAGTAGCACTTCCAGATGTACCATTAGAACTTGTATCATATTCTGTTGCATGAGGTTTACCAAACACAGCAGAATCTTGCCAAGCACTTCTTGCTAATGTGCCTGTAGTCCAAACGGGTCTATCTGGTGTTGAGTCTAAATAATTATAACAAACCATTCTGTTAACTGTATTTGATCCTGAGTTAGGATAAAACCACATTACTTCACCAAACAAATTATTTAATCCTGCATTGATATGTTGTTTTGGAATTGTATTAATATCATCGTAAACATGATCTTCAACTAAGCATGGTAATGATTCTAGTTTACCTGTGTATCTAAAAAAACCATTTTCTGACATCCAATACGCAGTACCATCAACTTCAACCGCTGCATTTTTTCCTATCAATCCACAGTTTGTACCAACTTGTTGAAATGAAAAAGTAAAAGGAGATCCTACAAAACGCATAATAAACAAAGCAGTATCAGTCCAAACATAAATAGCATCCCGTCCTCTAATCGCTCCAACAATTTTTGATCCATCTGCAAGTCTTTGTGTACCTGCAGTATTAATTGCACTTGGTGCATAAGCATCAGAGCCATCAATATTTTCTTGATCAGAAAATCTTATAAACATTTCGTCTTGTGTAGATTTTGTGCCAATAGTTGTTTCTGTTCCAAAAAATATTAAGTGTCTGTCCGGTGTAGATACTAAACTAAATGCAGAGGATGTTGGAGCATTAGCTAAAATTGTTGCTCTAGTTGATGTTGCACCTATGGGATCAGAATCCCATTCAAAAGTTTCTCCACCAAATATAGTTGCAATAAGTTTGTTACCAAAATTATCTAATGACCATAAACCTGGTGCTGTTACAATATCTCCAGATGCTGCAGCGTTCCATGCAAAATAATTAGATGCATCTGTAACGGTTGCACCAGAACTATGTATTGCTGCTGTTGTACCGTTGGCACCTCTAGTTAAACCCGATAACGTACCCCCACTATTTCCCGTATATGTAATTAATTCTGAACCTATAATAACTGTTCCTGATGATGCAAACGATGTAGAACTAGCCATAGTTAAACTTGTAGCTGATGCATTTATTCCTGATGATAATGTCGATGTAAACTGTCCTTGTTTTACACCACCCCATGATCCAAGACCCCAACCTGTTGTTGCAACTTCAACTGCTGGTCCTACAGGATAGTAATGTTGAACACGAATACCACCTGATGTAGATGCACCTGATCCTGATTCGTTAGAAGACATGGTAATAGTTATAGTTGTATCCGTTGGTATACTTGTTACCATAAATTTTTTGTCTGTAAAATCACCGGAAACAAAATTAGAATTTGTAATACTTGTAAAACTATCTAATAATATAATATCACCTGCACTCATATTATGAGCAGATGAAAAAGTTAATGTTACAACTGCAGAACCATTAGTTGTTGTAAAAGCTGATGTTAAAGTTGTTGTAGTTTTGATTGGGTGTATGTCGTAAAAAATACCACCGGAATAAGCATACAATATTCTATTTGTACCTAACGCTGCATACTTAATACCTGAAGCATTTACAAAATGATGAATAGCTGTGTTACGTCCAGTTAGTTCAATAGAACCTAATTGTGCCCAACCACCTATTTTTTCTGGTGTGCCATATCTAAACCTAACATTGTCACCATTAACCCATTGGCCTTCGCCACCGGTCGCTGTAACTTGTTTATTAAAGCCTGGTGCAAACTGTACTTTTTGTAACATAGTGTATTCCTATGCTCTACTACGGTTTAGTTGGCCATGTAGCGTTTTCACATTTTTCAACAGTATCTTTACCATCAGGTAAATCTCTAAGAGCTTGTCTGTAGGTTTTCATATCAGATGATATAGCATTCCCTTTTTCAAGTTCCGATGTAATTTCCCAATCAGATGCTGTTAAAAGACGATCTCTCTTAGATCTTAGATCCGCTAAAGCTCTAGCAGGAGCTGCGTTAGCCCAAGCCGCTTCTTCATTGTCTCTAGCTGTCTCTTCAGCTGCTGTAAATTGTACTTTGTTACCGTTTATATTATGATATCTTGGCATAGTTTTCTCCTTTGGTGTTATGTATCATCTTTATAGAATTCCGTAAAGGCAAATATCTCCAGCGTCTATGTTGCCTGTATTCATGGTAAACTGCACTGCATCAATTGCTGCAGTTACATTACAATATCCAGCAGCAAAACAATGATTAGCAGCTGGAGCATCGTGTGTAGATGATATTTCAGATATAAAATGTTTTACAAAAGTTGTAGAACTTGGATTAAATAAACGTAAATATCCACCAAGACACTCATCGTTGTCATAACCAACTGCTCCATTTAGTTTAACGGGATCTGTGCTTTGTGCTTGATCTATGGCAGCTTCATATTGAAGAGCTGCTGTTCCATCTCCCTCCTCATGATAACCATTAAAATAACTTGTTGTTGTAGTAGCATCATAGTCTGTACCACCATCTCTAAAACCAATTCTAAAATGTCTTCCATCATTTTGTGGATGAATATCTTTAAATGTAAATAAATATTCTTTATAAGTAGAATCCAACACTACATCAGAACTACCATTAACAAAACTTAAAGTAGAACTAGAACTAGCAGTCAACTTTTTAATAAACACCATTGATCCAGTGTGTATAGATCCAAAGGCTGATACCGATCTAACTGCTCTATCATTAAGTGTAACTATGCTCATTATGAATCCTTTATTCCATATAGTTTTATTGTACCAGAGTCTATATTGCCACTATTCATAGAAAACTGAACTGCATTTACTACTGAAGAAGTATTCATATATCCACCAGAATATGAATCTAATGTATATTCATGGTACATATAATTATTTGTTCTTGCTATAAAATGTTTTACAAAAGTCGTAGATGATGGTGAATACAAAAACATTTCTCCACTAAGATTTTGATCGTTGTCTGTTCCTAATCCAATTCCCAAAGGTTGTGCTGATGTTGATTGTGCTAAATCAGAACCACCAGCATAAGTTAATGCTGGATCTGAACCACCCTCATTGTGATATGCATAAAAATGTGTGGTAGTTTTAGTAACATTATAATTGCTACCACTATCAGAACTACAGTTAAATTGAAATTGAGTATTATCTTGACTTGTATGAATATTTATAAACTCAAAACGATATATAGGATAGGTGCTATCCAGCACTACATCACTGCTACCATTAACAAAAGACAAAGTAGAACTTGAACTAGCAGTTAAAGTTTTAATATGTGTTAATGATTTAGCTGCCCCAGGTATAGCTGAAATATTTGCAATGCTTCTGTTGTTATAAGTTACAATTGACATTACACAACTCCGTACATTTTAATTGTTCCAGCATCTATAGTGCCAGCATCTGCTTTAAATCTAATTCTAGTTATAGCTGTTGTTGTATTTACATAACCAGCAACAAATCTTTGATTAGTTCCATTATCACTTGCAGCTTCGTTTATAACTCCCATAAAATGTTTTACAAAAGTTGTGCTACTTGGTTCAAATAGATGTAATTCTCCACTTAAAGATTGATCATTATCATTTCCTAAGGATCTTCCTAAATCTTGAAAACCTGTTTCTTGGTGTAAAATTGCTGTTCCACTGTGAGCATTTAAAGCAGCAGCACTATCATCTTCTTGATGATAAGATAAAAAACCCATAGAGGTAATAGTTTGATTATAAGATGTATTAGTTCCTGTATCTACTTGAAATTGAAAATCAGCTCCGTCATTAGATTGATGAATACTTATAAACTTAAAAATATATTCTTTGTATGTGCTGTCTATATCTGAAGTAAAATCTATTGTAGATGAACTTGATGCAGTTTGTGTAGATAATAATACTAAGCTACTACCAGAGACCCCTGAAGGGAGACTGGTAATGGATGCCATGGATCTGTCATTGCATACATTGATTGACATAAGTTATCCTTTAGGGTTAGCATCTTTAACTGCTTTAATATGTTTATACCACTCTCCAGTGCTGTCACCTTTGCTTGCTGTCATATCATGGTATAATAAATCTAATTGATCTTTTATTGACTTATAACTTTTAGCTCTATTTAATTTATAAGTTGCATTTTTAGTATCCCAAGCATCTTGCAATGCCTTTAAACCATTTGTACAATCAGCTTCACTAGGTTTAGATCCACCATCGTGCACGATTAAATTTGCATATGTTTTATTTTTACTATCTGTCCAACCAAACCATTGACCATTTCTAACAGTTATTAAATATGCTTCTATGTGATTTGGTCTGCCATTATTATCATATATCATTTTATGTATCTCCTAATCTCACACAAATAAAACCAGTGTAGTTTCTATCCGTATTACCATCGCAAGTTTGAGTGCTACCAGATGTCTGAATAGTAAGTTTAAATTTTACATTTGAGGTATCTGTAACATCTATTATGGTTTGGTGACTTCCAGCAAAAGTAGTGTTGTCATCACCTCCAATATCTGAGTTGTTTACCTCTACTGATGATACATTTGTATAACTAGAATTGTTTGTGGTAACCATTATATTTCCACCAATTCCTCTGTCGCCTGTTGCTCTCCGAAATTGATAAGTTGCCATTATCAAATAATATCCTGTACTTGGAAAAGTAAAAATACCACTTGATTGTGTTAAATTACTTCCAATAGAACCATACCCTGTTGAATCGCTTATTTCCCAATTTGTGTCTATGTCTTGAACACTTGAGAAACTAAAACTAGATGTAATTCGCCATTGTTGAGCTTGAGTAATTCCACCACCTTTAATCAATGAATAATCAATTCTTTTTATCGTACCTGCATCTGAAACAAGGAATTCGTCTGTATCGTCAGGCTCAGCTGTTAAAGCTGTCTGCCCTGAAATAATATCATTATTAAGTTTAGCAGCGGTCACAGTGTCGTCAGACGGCTGGCCGATGTCAAGCACGTTACCTAATATTTGAACGAAGTCGATAACATCCCCTGTCGCCAGATTCGAGGCGAACGTCATCGTACTACCTGAGATTGTAAAGGATGATCCTGGTTTTTGTAGGATACCATTTAAACTGACCAACATATGGTTAGCTGATTCTGGTGCGACATTTGTGCCCCCTACTTGTAGGGTATAGGCTGCCTGCCCATTTACGACTGATATCGCATCACAGACTTGAAAGTTTCCTACTGTGGGTGTTTTTCCTATATACACGGCTGTTCTCCTTTTTGCTTATCTATCATATTAATTTATTCCATACAAGGTTATTGTTCCTGCATCTATGTTGCCTGAGTTTACTGAAAACTGTACAGCGTCTACAGCAGACGTGGTATTACCATATCCTGCTGTGTAAAAAGTTTCGCATAAAACATTGTCCTGCATGTAAGTTCCCACAGCTATAAAATGTTTTACAAATGTAGTTGATGAAGGATTAAACAAATGCATATAACCAGCACCGGATGAATCATTATCACCTCTGATACCTTGAAGTAGAGATTGTACTCCAGTTCCCTGTGCTAAGTCAGTTCCTGTACGATACTCTAAAGTATTACCACCACCATCTTCATATGAATATGTTCTAAAATGCGTAGTAGTTTTAGCAACATTATAATTACTACCACTGTCGGTGCTAAGATTAAAAGCGAAATTTCTATCAGCTTCTGAGTGATGAATATCATGAAATATAAATAAATATTCTTTATAGGTAGAATCTAAAACGACATCACTAGATCCATCAACAAAAGATAAAGTAGAACTTGAACTAGCAGTAAGTTTTTTAATAAACGTTATAGCACCACCACTAAGTGTAGCCTCTAATCCATCAGCACTAGAGTTAAATCCAACTGTCTTACCTGCTGTTGGTGTTACATTTAAACTATTAAATTTTAATTTATTAAGTGCCATTAACTATCCTTTATTCCATAGAGTTTTATAGTGCCACTATCTATGTTGCCACTAGACATTTTAAATTGTATTTCGTCAATAGCTGATGTTGTGTTAAAATATCCATGAGTAAAACCTTCAACAGATGATGCTTCTGCACTTGAGCCTGTAGAACGATAAACTTGTACTCTTGATAAAAAATGTTTAACAAAAGTTGTGTTTGAAGGATTAAATAAATGTAAAGTACCAGAACAAGATTGATCTGCATCGTCCCCTACATTATTTGTTAGCACTTGAAAACCTGTACCTTGTCCTTGGTCATCTCCTGTTCTATAATTTAAAGATGTTGAACTATCATCTTCTCTATGAAAACTTTGAAAAGATGCTGACGTTATAGTTTCATTATATCCACTACCCCCAGCAGCATTTCCTTGAAATGAAAATTGAGCTACTGCACTTGGATGAATATTAATAAACTTAAAGACATAAACAGGATAGGTATTATCTAATACAACAGAAGATGCCCCATCTACAAAAGATAATGTACTATCAGAACTAGCAGTCAAAGTTTTAATTAAAGTCATGCTACCTTCAGCAGCAGTTTCAAAACCATTAGCACTAGAATTAAATGCAAGACCTTTGCTAGCTGCAGTTGTTAGATCAAAACTATTATAATTAAATTTTGTAAGGGCCACTATAATACTCCATACATTTTAATTGTTCCACTGTCTATGTTGCCACTTCCAAATTTAAATACAATAGCATTTACAGCAGAAGTTGTGTTGGCATATCCTGCACCATAAGCATCTTCTGCTGTATCATCTGATCTATTTTCTACAGCTCTTGCAATAAAATGTTTTACAAATGTGGTTGATGATGGATTAAATAGATGTAATACTCCAGAACAACTTTCATCACTACCATTACCTACTCCATTCAAAAGAATTTTATCTACTGTGCTTTGTGCCATATCTCTATTTGCTTCATAAGCAAGTGTTTGATGGTTGTCATCAGATTCACTATGTAATGCTGTAAATCTAGTGGTTGTTTTAGTAACATTATAGTTAGAACCACCATCTATACTTAAATTAAATTGAAAATTTACATCATTATTTGCTGGATGGCAGTTAATAAACTTAAAAATATATTCTTTATAAGTAGAATCTATACCACTTGTAAAACTTAAAGTAGCACTAGAACTAGCTGTTTGTGTAGCTAGTAATACTAAATTACCACCAATATCCCCTGTCTCTAAACCATTGTTGCTTGAATTAAACTTAATCGCCTTGCTTGCTGAAGGCGTTACATTCATGCTATTAAAGTTGACCTTAGAGAGTGCCATGGGTTAGGCTCCTATTAATGCTTTTATCTCATCATCATCAAGACCTAAGTCTTTTAACTTTTGTTTGCCAGATGCTTTTTTATTTGCAGCATTTGTTTTTACTGTATCAAAATCAGATTGTAATTGTGCTAAACCATCAGTACATTCTTGTTCAGTAGGTTTAGATTTACTGTCATCATATATAATTAAATTAGCATAAACTTTATTTTTGCTATCACTCCAACCAAACCATTGACCTTTATGTAACACAACTAAATAATCTTCTATGTGATCTGGTCTTCCTGTATTTCTATTCATTCTATGTATCTCCTAGACGTATAAACGTCATATATGTTTCATTTCTGTCAGTATTTCCAGAGACGTACATATTTGAATTATGAACATCAATATGAAATTTAACTTTTACGTTTGATGTATTTGTAACATCAATAATGCATTGACTATGTGTATTTCCTGATGTGAAAGAACTATCTATTAAAGGAAGTCCTGTAGCTGTAAAATTAGCTTCTGAATAACTTGAATTATTTAAAGTTACATAAGTTTCTGCTCTATTATATCTACTATCCTCTGTTTCATTTGTTGTAAAATGAACATTAAATTGTACTAAATATATTCCTGTTGCTGGAAAAGTAAAAATACCAGAACTTTCTGTCATTCCTGTTCCTATTTGACTAAAACCATCTGTATCAACTCTTTCTAAATTAGAAGCAATAGGAACTGCATCTCCTTGAAAAGTTGTTGTTAATCTAAATTGATCTACCATTGTAATTCCACCACCTTTAATCAATGAATAATCAATTCTTTTTATCGTACCTGCATCTGAGACAAGGAATTCGTCTGTGTCGTCAGGTTCACTAGCTAGTGCATCCTTACCAGATATTAAATCATTACCAACCATAGCAGCTGTAATACTATTAGTTGCAGGTACAACAGTTTGTAATGCTCTACCTAAAAATACACAGTACATCGTATCTGTCGAAGCCGTGGCCGCAGATAGTGTCAACGCTGTGCCTGTCGCAGTATATGCTTTACCAGATCCAGGTTGTTGTCTTACGTTATTTACAAAAAGAGCTAATTCATTTTCGTTAGCTACAGCATGATCTAGAGTATAGGAGGTCGTAGCACTCGTAGAAAATTCTTGAGTAGCGAATGAAGTAAACGATTCTGCTGGCTGAATTCCAATATAGGCCATCTTACGTTATCTCCATTATGCTTAACGTGCCAGATAATTTATCTGCAACTGAACAATCAATTTTTATTTCATCGGTAGCTTCTAAAACTACTTTTCCTCCCGATAACAACTCAAGTGACGTTCCCGCGGGGATGCTTACGTCCTTTGCTAAAAATGATGTTCCGTTACTGACGTTATTCGCTCCACCTCTACTGCCTGTGTCACTAACAAGTTCTACTTCTGCAGTAACTGCAGTTGTATGAATGTTAGTAAGAATTAGACCTAATACCACTGTGGTAGTTGATCCTGCCACCGTATACATTTTATACGGAGTGCCAGCACTAGCAGGTTCTGCTGCGAAAGTTATAACTTTAAACGTGTTTGCCATATTTTTACTCCTTTTTTCTTATAGTACTATCCTAACGCAATTGCAAGAGCTGTCGGGTCTTCCGAACTAAATCCTGCACTCGTCAAGTATGTTTTAACATCTGTTAACGCCACTTGTTTCATAGTACCAGCGTCGTTTGTAACTAATCTATCAGCATCTGCTAAAGTTGTAGCAGTTGCTGATGTATCACCATCTATAATATTTAATTCTGCGGCTGTAGATGTAACTCCGTCTAAAATGTTAAGCTCTGCTGCTGTAGATGTAACTCCGTCTAAAATGTTAAGCTCTGCTGCTGTTGAAGTTACTCCATCTAATATATTAAGCTCTGCTGCTGTAGATGTAACTCCGTCTAAAATATTTAATTCAGCAGTTGTTGCTGTCACACCATCTAATAAATTTAATTCTGTTGCAGTAGAAGTTACTGCTACATCTTCATTTATTTTAGGTGATGTTAAAGTTTTATTTGTTAAAGTCTGTGTAGCTACAAGAGATACTAAAGTTGAATCAGCACCATCTGGTAATAACATAACGTTTGTAACACCTGCAGAATGTGGTTGTGCCTTTATTTGCTGGCCATGTGAATTAGATTCACAATTAAATTGTATAGCACCTGAATTTGTATTACCTCTAACAGTAACATGACCTGTACCATTAGGTGCTAATTCTAAATCTGCATTTGAAGTGGTTACAATATCTGCACCATTCATATCAAGATTACCACCTAACTGTGGTGTGCTATCTTCAACTACATTTGTTAATGCAGCGGATGTAGCTAGTCCTGATACAACAGTTGATCTTGCAACTTTTTTAAGACCACCGCCTGAAGTATCAACTGCTAAAAATACATCATCATTAGCTATGCTAGATATTTCTGATAATGATCCTACAGCTATAGAATTAAAATTTGTACCATCTGCAACTAATAAATTACCTGCAGTATTTGTACCCATGGTAATATCATCACCCGATACTGTAAGATCTCCTGATATAGTTAAATTTCTAATTCCTGTATAATCTTTGTTTGCATCTAATATAACTGCTTTACTTGCAACAGCTGTTCCTATTGCTGTAGAACCTATATCTAAAGCATTTAATTCTCCAACAACTGCAGTGATACCGTCAAGTACATTTAATTCTGCTGCTGTCGATGTAACACCATCTAAAATATTTAGTTCTGCTGTTGTTGATGTAACACCATCTAAAATATTTAATTCTGCTGCTGTCGATGTAATAGCTGTGCTTCCAAAAGTAAGTCCACCATCTGGTACAACAATACTACTTCCAGATTGAGCTGTAAAAGTATTTGCTGTAAATTGAAAATCATCTGCACCAGCAATTTTAATATCTATTTGATCATCTGTATCTGCTGTAATAGTTGTATCACCATCAGCATCTAAAACTAATTCTCTTCCTTCTAAATCAAGAGATCCACCAAATCCTGCATCAACAAGATTTGTTCCATCAGAGTAAACTAATCTTGTAGTTTTTTCAGATACACCAAAAGTAATACCAGTTCCTGATGCTGTTTTAAATTGAACTGTGTACGCACCCGATGTGCCATTAGTTACAATATAAACTTTTTCTACAGAATCTGGTACAGTTACAATAGAATTACCTGATATTGTACCTGTTAATTTTATAACAGCATGTCTTGCAACTGATGTTGATTCTGTTGCATCACCATCCGTAATAGTTAACTGTGTTGTTCCACCACTAGTTACTGCTTGTTCTACATAACCAGAAATTGCTTTTTCTATAATATCTAAGTTAGTATTAGTTTTTGTTCCCCATGTACCGGCGTTTTCGCCAGTTGCCATTTTTTCTATACCGAGATCTGTGTATGTTGATGCCATAATTTAATTCCTATTGTGGTGGTGACTGAATTGGTATTCTTACAGTACCGTCCGTATAATCATCCCTTCTTCGTCTTCCAATTTGTTCTGCAGCAAACAACTGAATCTCAGCTTTATACTTTGATTCGTATAACTGTAGCATGTCCATTGGTCCTTTTAAAAAACCAAAAGCTTCTGCTAGACAACAATATAACAGACCATTTGGAAAATTCAAACTTATATAACTAGTTTCATTACTACTTGCTTCTAATTTATCTGGAATACGATTGTAATGAATTTGGTATTCATATGTTGAATCTGGTACAGGAGCTAATAAAATAGCACCTGAAGTAGAACTAGTATTACCTGTTGCTCCACCTTTCATTGCATAATACTTAGGTTTTCCTGTAGAAGTATTAGCTGATACGTATTCTTCTAAATAAGATAAATCTTTTTTTTCTAACCAAACGTTTGATCCTGTAGTAACTGATGTTGAATCATAAACCTGTACACCTCTAACAACTAATGCTCCTGCTGGAACATTTACAAAATCTTGGTTAGTAACTAAATTACCTGTTGTTGATGTTCTATATGCATCAAGAGGTACATCTCTAAAAATTCTATATTCTGCGTTAAGCACAATATTTTCTATAATTGAATCTGATAACACGGTGCTAGAAACTTCTGTGTAGTTTCTAATTTGTGTTCTTAAATCTGAATAACTAATTCCTGACATTATGCGCTAAGAGTTGCTGGACCTGCCGAGCAATTCTCTCCTCCTCCTGATGTACTACCACTTGTAGCAGTATCTGTGTCTACAGTAAAGTGATAGAAGTCTGTTGTGTTAGTGATATTTCCACTTGAATCTCTTTTACCAACGGTAATAGAATATCCTGCAGCTTTTGCAACGTTTGATCCTGTTATACCATCGAATGATGCAGGGTTTGCAAATGTGCCTGCAGTAGAGGGTGATCCTCTAAATCTTACAGTATCGCCTGTTGATCTACCGTGTGATGGTTCTGATACATTTATAATACCTGATGAAGCTGCAATAGTTTCAAAAGGATTTGGTTTTAATATTACTGCAACAGAATTTTCTGTTCTATCCGGTCTTGCATTCATTAAACCTTCTTGATCTGCAGCATGTGTGCCTAATTCTAATTGTGGATGTTTAGGTTCAAATTCTGATTTGTGCACAAGTGAACCATTCCATTCTCTAACCATTTCGTTATATGGAAATTCAAATCCTGATCTATCTGATATTGCTTTTGCGTATTTTCCTGTTGCCATTATATATTCGGGTAATAGTTTTTAGGAGTTATGTATGTACTAGCAGCAGAACCATCTTCAGATAGTGCTCTGGCTAATTCATCTTCGTATAATAACTTCATTGTTTGTGTTAACTGCGGATTTACTTTTTGACTTAAATAAAAAGCAAGTCCTGAAACCATACAAGGTACGAATCTGTATGGAAGATCTGTTGCATCTGTGTATGTTGAATCTACGTCTTGTATTCTTTTTAAATAATAAAAATGTATGTCTTTAGATGCATTAGAAGAATCTGCTGTTGGGTAAACTGTTATTGTAGTTTTGTCCACGAATCTTTGAACAAAAAATTGTGCTGGTGTTCCTTTAGATAACTTACTTGATAATGCAGAATAAGTTGCTCTAGAAATTTTTGTTAAAGAAGAATCTGTTTGTGTTGTTTGGGTTCTATTAGATCTTAAAGTTGCTTCAAGAACATCTGCAACACCATAAATACCAGCTGGATTTGTTACAGAACTTGTTCCATCACCACTTGCTCTGTAAAAAGTATATTCAGCTTGTCCTTCAATTATATCTATATTAGCTTCACCTACTTCCCAATAGTGAATACCTCTATTACCCCATTCTTGAAATAAAATATTAAGAGATCGTCTTGCTGTTTTTAATTGATAACCTGAACTAACTTGTATGCCAAGTCTTTCGTATGCTTCTTCAATAATTTCATCAACAGCGAATGTTTTGTCGAACGTTACTGTTCCGGAAGTAGTATTAGCCATCTGCTACCTTCCTAATATAATTTTTTAAATTCTGCTATTACCGTATACATGTTACCAGCATCTGCTGTGCTAGGAACTACAAGGTTAACATCACTTTGGTTAGTGTTGTTTGATTTGTCAGTTTTTAACCCACCAAATTCTCTAAAGTCCCAATAACCAGATCCTGTTAAACCAATAATAGGTATGTCGCCGTCATCGTCTTCTTCATCCATACGAACGTAAGAATCTCCACCGTCTCCACCTTGTGATGAATACCAAACTCTTTGTAAAACTAAGTGTAAGCAAGAAGCACCATCTGCATTGTTCGCCATTGCTGATACATCTCCAAATACTGTTGTTCCACCTGATCCGTCTGATTGGTTTACATATTTAATAACCACTCTAACATCATTTTCTTGCATGATAGTTGGTCCTGTTACTGTGTCTGCCATAATCCCTCCTTAATTAAGATTACTAGATGGGGCCGAAGCCCCATCATAATTATATGTTATTGATCTGCAAATGCAGGCACGTCTGCGCCTTCTGCTTGACCCCAAATATAGTAGTTAGTAGAATCTTTAGCTAATATATTTATTTCAAATAAACCAAAATCTGTAAGAGTTAGTTTTGAGTTAGAGTTTCCATCAGAATAAACAGATACGTTATCAGCATTTGAATCTAAATGAATAACTCCACCAATAAAGAAATTAGTATTTCCTGGTGTTATTATAATTAAATTTTCTGCTTCTTCCGCGGCGCCACCATAAATAAATTTAAAGTGCGCACCAGCAACTGGTGCCGGTAATGTAATTGTTCTGTTAGCTGCAAGTGCAGGAACTACAAGAGTTCTTCCACTGTGTGTTGCGTTATCAAGAGTTTTGTCTTCATCTCCTAATGCAACTGGTGCATCACCCATAGTGATAACTTCAGTAATTGCTCCTGTAGTAGCATTTTTACTAACAGTTTTAAGTGTGCTTTCAGATCGTACCGGACCTGAAAAAGTTGTATTTGCCATATTAATATCCTCCTAGATATTTTAAATGTAGTCCCTAGGGATGTCGACTATACGCGTCTACATTTAAGTTTTTATTTTTGTATAGTGTTAAAATTATATGTTATTTTTTAGTAGAGTGCAAGAGATCCTAAGGTATTTATGCATTTCAGCAATGTAGCTTTTGATTAAGTAGCTACAGAAACTTGTGGAGCCGCACCTTCAACAGTATTTTGTCTATGTGCAATTTTAGCTTCTTCAAGCTTGATTTCAGTGATAACTTCTTTGACTTTGTCATCGATCCGAACCATTTCAAGAGTGTATCTACCATTAGACAGATGCTCCTGTTCCCACTTCAACTCCAAGGACCTTTTTTGTTTGTATAGGTCTTGTATCATTTATAACCTCCTCATAGGTTATTCTGTTTACTCGGTTATCATAAGATATACCAAGATATTCCCAATTTATACTCTTTTCTCCCAACTTGTCAAGGATTGATTGTTCAAGAGCAGTAGCGTTATCTTCTGACAAAACTTCAAATTTTGCATAGTGATCGTACGCCCAAATGTTTACTAGGAATTTTTTCATGTTCTCACCGTATTAGTTATTGAATGTGGCCGAACTATGTCCGGCCACAAAAAGTTTTATTGATTACGCACCTTCAACGCCGAAGATACCTCTAAAGTCAGAAACTCCAAATGAGTATCTTTCTCTAGCTTTGTATCTAACGTTACCAGTATCAAAGTCACCTTCCATTGCAGTTGTCAATGGTGCTCTAGTGAACATTTTCATACCATTTGGTACATCAGTGATAATGTAAAACGAATCAGTATCAGTTAAGAAATTATTCACTCTGTAACCTTGAGGAATCATTCCCATTGATCCTAATGCATTGATATCATTATCAGCAGTTCCAACTCTACCTTGAGACTTCATAAGTCTTTCAGCTTGGAATTGGTTTGCAGATGGAACAATCATTTTGACTGCTTTAGCTGCAATTCTTAAACCTCTTTCATCAGTCATACCAGCAATGTCAATCATCGCTTGCTCTAATGAAGTTTCGTTTAAGTCTGCTTGTGTTGTAAGTGTGTTTTTAACGCTAGTACCGCTCACAGTTGTGTGAGAAGTATTAAACAAAGAAACACCATCACCTGAATCAAAACCATCTACACTTGGTAGACCGTTATTTAAAGGTGCTGCTGCTTTTACTTGTTTAGTGTTACTCATAGATCTTGCTAGAGCTTTTGTGTATCTAGAAGAAATTCTATCGTAAAGATTGTCTTCGATAGCTTCTTCAGTGATAGCAAATGCTAAAGCAACTGTTTCATGAGTGTATCTAGCAGAGAAAGATTCTTGTGCATTATCAAATGCTACTCCAGAACCTTCACTCTTTACACTTGCGTTTCCGAAACCACTTAACATTACTTCTTCTTCAAAAGCTCTGTCAGATGATTCGTTAGTATAAATCTCAGCGTGCTGATTATCATACCTTTTGTATTCCAGGCCGAATAGTGCATTCAATCCTGGCTCTAACTCTTTTACGAGTTGATGTCGTGATATTGCCATAATTTATTCTCCTATTCCTTATGACCCAGAACTATCAATGTATTGGTTCAAGTTTTGAACAACTTCAACATTACAAAATGCTGCCGTTAAGTCCCCATTCTCAGGGTCTTCAACACCTCTTAATAGTCTCCAAGTGTTATTTGTTGCGTGTGAGTCGCCGATATCTAGTGTGTTAGATGACATACCTGTAGTTGTGCTTCCAGCTGCTGAGTTTACATCGAAAGTATCTAAGTAAACTGCGTGCGCTGCAGGAATATTTGCTCCTACTGCTGCATCACTTGCTACGTGGAAGATTTGCCAAGGGTAGTCATTAACAAAAGCTACGATATCACCGCCGTCTTTTGCTGTTGCTGGTGTAATAGCACCATTATAATGATTGTTGAACGTTGGTTTCAACGTCGACGCATCCTCATAAAAGATACCATATAAGACACCAATTGATTCAGCCGTAGCTGCATCTTCAGCTGTTACAACATAACCTGCTGTAACTTGTACTGCGCTGCCGTAAAACAAATCAATGTCTACAGCGGCATCGATAAAGTATTTAGATAAACCTTGTACCGCAGGTGTATTACCTAAAGTACCAGCCGATCTAAAACCATATCCTGCTGTTTGTCTATTAGCCATAGTCTTATCTCCTTATGAACCTGCCCCTAAGGGCCTCCAGTTCGGTTAATTTAATTCGTTGGTTTAAGTAAAATTACTTTTTGCCACCGAAGGTTGTGCGAGACTGCCTATCAACATTGATGGGCATACTCTTATGCTCTTCCCTCATTAAATCGTTTTCTACAGCTTCGTCTTGACCTTGAGCTTGACGCTTAAAGTATTCAGTTCTTGCCTTCGCGATTTCTTCGGGCACCCTTGCGAGTACAAGGCCACCTACTCCAATCACGCCTGCGTATTTACCATCAGTGATTACAGGATAATCAGAATCTTTGTATTCATCAGCTCTCACTAATTCATATCCAGATCTTAATCTTCCAGAGATATTTTTAGAATCTTGAAATCCTAAACTCTCTGCCCGTATCCATCTGTGTCGGAATCCATCCGGCGCAGTCGGTGCATCTAGAGAAGATGGAGGAGCCCACTCTTTTGGTCTTTCAGTTTTTGACCGAGTTTGGCTCGCACGAGAAGTTACTTTTTGTGTTTCGTCTTTTTTCATATGCTTATGCTCCTTCCGTGAGTTTTATTTGTTTTGCATACTCTTCTAGTGGCACACCTAATTTTTTAGCTATTGCTACCTGTGAAGATGTGAGTCTCACAGTTTTGCGACCAGATTTTACGC